AACTTACTGTCTGACATTATTGGAGCGTTAAGATACTCATAAGCATAGGCTGCTACGCTTACAAGTATTCTATTGCGTATCTCTTGGTTAATCATTTGCGTAAAGTATCGCAAGCGATAGTCCAAATGTTTATACATTCAACATGAAACCGTGAAACAATGTCACCAGTAACAAGTGAACGATTAGCTTGATTGCCTGCTACATAGTCGCACCAGCTATTCCACCAGTATTCCGTGCCTTGTTCCTGACATAGTGCAATATAGGTTGCTATCTTTTTACGCTTGCCATTGTCTGACATTGTAGCAGGAACTTTAGTAAAGTTAGCGTTCATGCCAAGCCTTTTAAGGTTGTGACTATCTAAACATGAAACGTTAAAACCTAGCATCTGACAGACAAACGATGCTTTGACCATGCCAAGATTAGGAACATTCATAAATAATAAGATTGCTTCCGTTATACCGTCAACACTATCATAGCCGTATTGATCTACTATATGCATTGCCTTTTGGTACAGCCAAGCGTCGTTATTAATGGCATATTTTAAACCTTCTGCTTTCAAACCCCATAAGCAATTTGCAGCGTATCCGTTATCAATAACTTTTTGACCTTGACCAGTACAAGTCGCTAGTCCTGCTTGAATAGTGGAAAGCGTAAAGCCTACTATTGGTGCAACACTATTATTAAGCTTTGCTAGTGTTGCGATCTCTGTTGCATCTCTGTTATACATTTTATTTTACCTCACATGGTGTTGAAAATTGAAAGCTTACTAAAGCTCTTTTACGAAAAGGCACAAATAAACAAAAATGATAGTGCTTAGTTTGTGTCTGTCTTACTTTGCATTTGCTAAAAGTGATCTTCATTTTATTAACCTTTACTTTGCGTTTGTCTTAAATAAGCTTAGATCAGCTTTTGGTATATTGGTCAACAGCTTTTTTTATTAATGGTATTATTTTTTTAATATCGCTGTTTGTTAAGTAATCGGAAAGTACTGAACGGATAAGCTTGTCTACTTGGTTTGTCATATTGTTTTTACCTTTGTTTTGTGTGTTTGTAATTAGTAGACTGTTAAACTCTAAAATAGTTCTAAATTATTTTTACTTTTATGAAACTTTTTTTGTCTAATATAATGTGTAAGCGTTTTTGGTGGGTGTATATCTGTACAGATTGCCAAGGGGATAGCTTACACAGTTTGGTAATGTTTGGATGCTTTGCTTGTTTGTTATCACATTTATAAAGTTATGCATCCTTATTGTGTTTTGTGGTCACATCTCATAATTGAACGCTTATTCTTTTAATTTACGCTTTTACAGATAACCTATCTGTCAATTCTGTCAGTAATATCAAAGCTTTGCCTATGCTTTACAGTATGAAAACAATAGCACCGCTTAAATGTTCTCATTTTTGCATACGGTGTTCACGCTTTGTTCACGTTTTGTTCCAAGGGTAGGGGCGTGGGCCACCCAGGGGGTATACCGTTATATATACACACTCTGCAACACACGGGGTTTTTACTTTTCATGCATATAATGTGCTATATATACAACACATACAATAATTATAACAAATATACAAACTTTTATGGCTTGACAGGACTGTGAAATAGTGTATAACTACGTAGTAGTAGTAGTAAGTTAAACTTTAGAGTTAAAATATAAAAGATATTAGACTTAGATAAGTTAAACTTTAGAGTTTAAACTAATAAATATAATAATATAAGATAATAAACATAAATTATTAAACTCTAAAGTTAAACTTAGGTATTGACACTACTATATTTGTATGATATTATATTTTTATAACTATAATAAACGATAATAGTTAAACTATAGTGTTACGAGTACAATTTGTATAGGTCTGTCTCCTCAAAACTGTGTCTCCTCTCCACGCCTAGTACAATATTTGTACTTGTAACACTTTTTTCTTCTTTAAATGTAAAATAAGTATTGACAATGCGTGATAAAACAGTACAACTATGTGCAAGTGAGTCTGTAATTGAAGACTTTTACAACGCTTTAGCTTCAAATAACACTCGCGAGTTCAATAAAGTACACATACCTAAGTCAGATGTATTCTATGTGCGTGAAGCTATCCGTAATGACACAGGTGTTACGTACACTTTAGATCACGTAGAGAGAGCTATGTACTTAGAGGGTCACTTAACTCGCTATGAAGTGCTAGACCCAGACAGAGAGCGTAACTATGGCAGGTAGAAACTACAAGAAGGAACGTGCTACCTACGACAGCAAGCCTTTAGTTATGGCTAAGAACAGATCACGCCAGAGAGCAAGACACTTATTAGAAAAACGAGGTGTAGTGCGTAAAGGTGACGGTAAAGATGTAGACCACAGAAACGGTAACGCATTAGATAACAGCCCTAAGAACTTAGGTGTTAAGTCAGCTAGAGCTAATCGTAGTTATCCACGTAATAGTAAAGCAGGAAAGCGTTAGTGTTATGAGTTTAACTGACAAAGGTAGCCGTAGAAAAAAAGAGAAGCCTATACGCAAGACTACTACAGGTAAAAGCCCTAACTTCCGTAAAGCTAAAGACGGTGCAGGTATGACTGCAGAGGGTGTTAAGAGGCATCGTGCAGCTAACCCTGGCAGTAAGCTACAAACTGCAGTAACTGGTAAAGTTAAACCAGGTAGCAAGGCTGCAAAGCGTAGAAAGTCTTTCTGTGCTAGGTCTAAAGGTTGGACAGGGGAGCGTGGTAAGGCTGCTCGTAAACGTTGGAAGTGTTAGAAGTATGTGGAACCTTATAAGTGGAGCCTGGACTATAGCTAATTTATGGACTGACTTCAGAAAGTGGCTAAAGAAGCAAGAGTGGAAAGCTCAAGCTAAGAAGTTACGCTCTTGGTTGTATGAGTACAGAATATGGGTAGCTGTTTGGGTAGCTATTACGTGGTTTATAATATGGATGCTACCTTAAAGACTGACGTTATAGCTGGACTGCCAGCTTATATGCCTAACCCCGATAAGGTTGTACCTCACTGGCCTAAAGATAACCGTAACAGACGCATAGAAGAAACACACGCATCAGTTGACAAGAGAGCAGAAGAGTTTAAGAATAACCCATCTTACGCTTACCACCCACACAACATGAATAAACACCCTCAAGGACAAATAATAGATTTTGTGATAGCGTAATGACTAACAAAAAGAAACCAGACCCTAAAGTAGGAACAGGCAAAAAGCCTAAAGGGTCAGGCCGTAGACTATACACAGATGAAAACCCTAAAGATACAGTATCAATTAAGTTCGCTACTATGGCTGACGCTAAAGCTACAGTAGCTAAAGTAAAAAGAGTAAAAAAACCTTACGCAAGAAAGATTCAGATATTGACAGTAGCTGAACAACGTGCTAAAGTGATGGGTAAGACAGCAATAGCAAATGTCTTCAAAAAAGCTAAAGCAGACTTGCGAAAGGAAAAGGATGCCGTATCTACAAAGTAACATACCTTACTTTAAGGCGTGGGTAAGAAGAGAGTACACCTGCAACTTGCAAGACTACCACGGCGACTTTCTGCACTGCATGGTAGTAGCTGTAACTTCAATGCCTAACAGAACGTTAAGCTTCCAAGTAATCTTTACAGGTTACGAATCAGACAGCACAGGAGAACCTAACGTACACGGTGGTGCTATGTGGGCTAGAATGCCTCTCACAGCACTGGTAGCTGACACACCTTTAGGGGAGTGGCCTGAAGAGTTACCACCTTACTTGGCACAGCCGTGGGATTGTATGTCGCACACGCACAGTGTCTACAAGATAGAAAGGGCTAGTCCTGCTCCTTGGATAGCTAAAGTTGATGGGGAGTTCTACCCTGCTAAATACTACTTTACAGTTGACTACACAGACAGTGAAGTAGCTGATGACCCAGCGCAGCACAAGCAATCACACGTACTTGAGTTGTTAGATGCTGGTGACTACACAGGTAACATAGTTGCGTTACCTAACAACAGAGTAAGAGTTACTCATCCAGCGTGGTTTGAAACTGGTGAGGGTGCTCCTGACTTCAAGCCTAACCAGAACGTATACAATTCTAAAGAAAACGTAGAGTACGTATGGGATAACCAAAGAGTATTTAACAACTTATATAGCAACGAGGAAGAGTAATAAAATGGTAATGAAAAAGAAACCAGCAATGAAGAAAAAAGGCATGGCTAGAGGCGGTGCTATGGCTAAGATGAAAAAGAAAGGTATGGCTCGTGGAGGAGCTATGTCTAAAATGAAGATGAAGAAAAAGGGTATGGCTAAAGGCGGTAAGATGAAAAAAGGTTACGCCAAAGGTGGAGCCATGATGATGAAGAAGAAGAAGCCAGCAACTAAGAAAAAGAAGTAGTATATAGCCATGATGTATAATCCTATAGAAGCAAATGAGAAGATGCGTCTTGAGAAGATGCAAAAGAAGGAAGCATCTATTAATCCTGCTGCAGGAGAAAAGCCTATGGGTAAAACTTCTATAGGTATCGGCATGAAAGAAGGTGGTTCCTTGAAAGAAGTAACAAAAGATAAAAAGAGTAGTTTAGGTAAGCTACCTAAAGAAGTCCGTAACAAGATGGGCTACAAAAACAGAGGCGGTATGATTACTAAAGGTGGAACAGATTACCGTAAGTCAGGTATGTTCTACGGTGGGGGTAGAGTCTAATGGCAAATTCTTTAGGTACATTTAGCCCCAACACTTTACAATGGAGTGTACAAACAAAAGTAACCGTAGATAATACTGCAGGTAACACTGCACACTTTACTTGTACTGGTTTTAGGGCTGTACATATACACGCCAACCAAGAGTTTCTGATTAACTTTGGTGCTGCAGAAGCTAACTGTGGTGCTAATGATCTACAATTAGAAGCAGGTAGTTACACTCTTGCAATCCCTGATGCCGTTGGGGATGCAGTAATAATGAATATATTAGCAGCAAGCAGTGATGACGTAACAGCAAGAGTAGTACTATCTTAATAAACTTATACACATCTATGAAGAGGAACTAAAAGAATGTCAGCAACAGCAACAAGGCAAGATGGTATTGAAGTATACGAAACTCCAATAACTCTTACTACTATTAAAGCAGCGATAACAAGTATCACTGATTCAACTAAGACAGTAACAGCAGCAGAGTCAGGCACTATCTTTAGCTTGAATCGTGCAGGTGGTATTACAGTAACACTACCTACAGCAGCAGCAGGGCTTACATATGAGTTTCATGTAGGTACAACCTTTACAGGAACTATGACTATTAACGCAGACTCTAGCTCAGATACCTTGCAAGGCATGATTACTATGATTGACAAGGATGAAGTAGGCGGTCTAGCAGCGTTAAACGAAAACATTGACACACTAGCTTTTGCTTGTCCTGCAGCAGCAGACCACCAGATTGTAGCTGATGGCGATACCAAAGGTCGTTTTATTGGCGGCATGATTAAGTACACCTGTATTACTGATTCTAAGTGGGTTGTAACTGGTCATCTATTTGGTGACGGTACTGCAGCAACTCCGTTTACGTAAGTTACTGTGTTTACGTAATAACGGATATGCAGTAATAGCACTTCTAATGTGCTGATAAATGTGTATAACTATCCTTGTTAGGGCTAACGCAATGTGGCCCTGACTACACAACAAAAAAAGGATAGTGTAATATGTTTAGAAGATTAGTAGAGTGGTATCAAAAAGGTCAAGAACGTAAAGTAGCTCTGTGGCAGTTACAAAATATGACTGATCAAGAGTTAAATGATATAGGAATATCTCGTGGCGAAATCTACCAAAAAGTCTACAGTTAATGCGGCTGGCAATTATACTAAGCCTAGTATGCGTAAACGTCTTGTGTCTTCCATTAAAGCTGGAGGCAAAGGAGGTAAGCCAGGGCAGTGGTCGGCTCGTAAAGCACAAATGGTTGCAAAACAATACAAAGCTAAAGGTGGAGGATATACGTAATGGCAAGGTACATTAAACGATTAGTAAGAGCTATCTTAAACTGGAAGTGCTTGTGTAACGGCAAGTGCGGCTGTGACTGCAAGGCCTAGTATGTCCTTAAAGAATCCACAGAAAAGCTTAAAGTCTTGGGGAAAACAGAAGTGGCGTACTAAGAGTGGGAAGCCTAGTGCTAAAACTGGTGAACGGTATTTACCTAGTTCGGCTATTAAGTCTCTTAGCTCTGCTGAGTATGCCGCTACAACCAGAGCTAAACGAAAAGGCACTAAGGCAGGTAAGCAGCATGTGGCTCAACCTAAAAAGATTGCAGCCAAAACCAGAGCCTACAGGAAAGTGAAGTAATGATAAGTATGCCTAAAATAACTAGCTTGACTAATAATGACTTCAATCACGTTCTTCCTAGAAAGTTAGGTACAGCAAAAGGTGCAACTACTTACGGTAAGCCTTTATCTCCTGAACTAAAGAAAAAGCTTGAAGCACTAAAGCAAAAGCGAGAAATATAGATGGCACGTAACTTAAACGAAAAGCAAACTAAGTTCTTAGAAGTGCTCTTTGAAGAGGCTGGTGGTGACGCTGTACAAGCTAAGAAGTTGGCAGGGTACAGCGACAACACACCTACTACACCTATAGTTAATGCTTTGAAGGATGAGATATTTGAGGCTACTAAAACGTATATGTCTAGGCTAGGCCCTAAAGCTGCTGTAGCTTACGGCAGTGCTTTGACTGACCCTACACAGTTAGGTATCAAAGAAAAGATGGTAGCTGCAGGTCAGATACTTGACAGAGCAGGAATAGTTAAGACTGAGAAAGTAGCAGTTGAGTCAAGCGGTGGTTTGTTTATCTTACCACCTAAGAATAGTGATGATGCAGAAGCTTAGTAAAGAAAGACCGCTAAAGTATGAATACTGGATGCTACCTAGTGTACCATTTAAAGTTAAGCTTTGGTTAAGAATACCTAGAGTAAGTCCTTACATACCTTTCGGATATAAACTAGACCCAGATGATAATGAATGGCTACAACCAATACCTAATGAGTTAGAGCTACTAGAAGAAGCCAAGAAGCACATAAAGCAGTACAGTTACCCCCAAGTGTCTGCGTGGCTTACTACTCAGTCAGGTAGAAATATAACAACTGATGGGCTGAAGAAGAGAATAGATGTTGAAAGAAAGCGAAAAAGGCTTATTGCAATTAAAAACCAGTATGCCAAAAGGCTCAAAAAAGCGTTACGGCAAATTGAAATCCTTGAAAAAGAACGTATCGGAACCTACATCTACGAAGAAGATAGCGACATCTACAAACAAGCCAGCGCAAGTTAAACCCCCAGAGTATGACGTACAGCTTGCTCAAGATGTTGTTTTTAGACCTAACCCTGGTCCACAGACGCAATATCTAGCGTCATCTGAACGTGAGGTACTATATGGTGGGGCAGCAGGAGGTGGGAAGAGCTACGCAACACTAGCTGATCCTCTGCGTAACATGAATAACCCAGACTTCAGTGGGCTACTTGTACGACACACTACAGAAGAACTAAGGGAACTCATACAGAAAAGCCAAGAGTTATATCCTAAAGCTATACCTAACATCAAGTGGTCAGAGCGTAAAAGCCAATGGACTACACCAAGGGGCGGCACACTGTGGATGTCGTACTTGGACAGAGAAACAGACGTTATGCGCTACCAAGGACAAGCGTTTAACTATGTAGCCTTTGATGAGTTGACGCAATGGAATACACCTTTTGCGTGGAACTACATGCGCTCAAGATTACGTAGTGCAAACAAAGATTTGGGCCTGTACATGAGGGCTACAACTAACCCTGGTGGCGTTGGACACGCTTGGGTAAAAAAGATGTTCATTGATCCAGCACAACCTAATACACCATTCTGGGCAACGGACATTGAGACTAGTCAGGTACTGAAGTTTCCAACAGGGCATAGTAAAGCTGGAGAACCCCTGTTCAAGCGAAGGTTCATACCTGCTAGTCTTTTTGATAACCCATACTTAGCTGAGAGTGGCGACTACGAAGCAATGCTTCTCTCACTACCAGAGCACCAGCGTAAGCAGTTACTAGAAGGTAATTGGGATGTAAATGAAGGAGCAGCCTTTCCTGAGTTTAACAGAGCTATACACGTAGTTGATCCATACGACATACCTAAAGGCTGGGCTAGGTTTAGGGCTTGCGACTACGGCTACGGAAGTCACACAGGCGTTGTGTGGTTAGCTGTTGCACCTAGTGAGCAGCTTGTAGTTTACAGAGAGTTATATTGTTCCAGAGTTACAGCTACAGACTTAGCTGACATGATACTAGAAGTAGAACAAAATGATGGCAGTATAAGATACGGCGTGTTAGATAGCTCCCTGTGGCATAAACGTGGCGACACTGGCCCTTCCTTGGCTGAACAAATGAACGCTAAAGGTTTGAGGTGGAGGCCCTCTGACCGTTCAAGAGGTTCAAGGGTTGCAGGTAAAAATGAGCTTCACCGCCGTTTGCAGGTGGATGAGTTTACTGATGAGCCAAGATTGGTGTTCTTTTCTTCCTGCACCAACACAATAGCACAACTACCTAGCATACCTTTAGATAAAAGAAACCACGAAGACGTTGATACAAACTCAGAAGACCATTTGTATGATGCACTAAGGTATGGTATAATGACAAGACCAAGAAGTTCTTTATGGGATTTCAACCCTGCCACACAACGTTCAGGCTTTCAAGCTTCTGACGCAACATTTGGGTATTAAAAGATATGGCTATAGAAGACAACACAGGCGAACTATTTGAAACAGATGACGTTTCAGTTATTCAAGACGCTGATGATTTAGACGCACACGGTGTAGTGTCTTATGTAACATCTAGGTTTAAACGTGCAGAGGATGCCAGATACGCAGATGAAAGTAGATGGTTAAGAGCTTACAGAAACTACAGAGGTTTGTACGGATCAGATGTACGCTTTACTGAAACTGAGAAGTCTCGCGTATTCGTTAAAGTAACTAAGACTAAAACACTGGCTGCATATGGTCAGATTGTAGATGTACTATTTGGTGCTTCAAGGTTCCCACTATCTGTGAACCCTACTACGCTACCTGAAGGTGTAGCTGAGTCCTTACATCTAAGTATAAACCCCCAAGCAGAAGAAGCCCAAGAACAACTTAATAGTGCATTTAGTACAAAGCCTAACGTAAGCTATTTGTTTGACCCCGACGAAAAGCTCAAACCTGGTGAGACTATGTATGACCGCATGAAGCTTATGGGGCCACTACAAGACAAACTAGCTGATGTGTCTGACAAAGTAATTGAAGGGCCAGGAACTACCCAAGATACAGTTACATTTCATCCTGCTATGGTAGCAGCTAAGAAGATGGAAAAAAAGATACATGACCAACTAGAAGAGAGTGGTGCTAACAAGCAACTACGTCACACTGCATTTGAAATGGCACTCTTTGGTACAGGACTGATGAAGGGGCCTTTTGCCATTGACAAAGAGTATCCTAGTTGGGGTGATGACGGTGAGTATAACCCTACAGTAAGAACTGTACCATCTACTAGTCACGTATCCATATGGAACTTTTATCCTGACCCTGATGCTTACAATATGGATGACGTTGAGTACGTAGTTGAGCGTCACCGCATGACACGCTCACAAATGCGTGGCTTAAAGTCAAGACCTTTCTTTAGGACTGAATCCATAGATGAAGCTATTGCACTAGGTGAGTCCTACGAAAAGAAGTATTGGGAGCAAGACATGGAGGACGAAGCTACGTATAGCTCTGCTCCTGAACGCTTTGAAGTACTAGAGTTCTGGGGTTACGTAGACACAGACATGCTACAAGAGCAAGGCGTTAAGATACCTAAAGAGTTAAAGAACTCAGAGCAAGTAAACGTTAATGCTTGGATATGTAACGGTAAAGTACTGCGCTTAGTTCTTAACCCATTTAAACCAGCACGTATACCTTATTACGCTGCACCATACGAATTAAACCCTTACTCATTCTTTGGGGTAGGTATAGCAGAAAATATGGATGACACACAGACCCTTATGAATGGGTTTATGCGTATGGCAATAGATAATGCAGCCCTAAGTGGTAATCTTATAATCGAAGTAGACGAAACTAACTTAGTACCAGGTCAAGACCTATCCGTTTATCCTGGCAAGGTGTTCAGAAGACAGGGTGGAGCACCTGGACAAGGAATCTTTGGAACTAAGTTCCCCAATGTAGCTGGTGAAAACATGCAGCTATTTGATAAAGCTAGAGTATTAGCTGATGAAAGTACAGGCTTTCCAAGTTTTGCACACGGTCAAACAGGTGTTAGTGGAGTGGGAAGGACTGCTTCTGGTATCAGTATGCTTATGTCTGCAGCTAACGGCTCTATACGAAATGTTGTAAAGAACGTTGATGACTATTTGCTTGCACCTATAGGTAAGGCTTTCTTTTCGTTTAACATGCAGTTTGACTTTGATGAAGAGATAAAGGGTGACTTAGAAGTTAAGGCACAAGGTACAGAAAGCTTAATGGCTAACGAAGTACGCTCACAACGCTTGATGCAATTCATGGGTGTAGCAGCTAATCCTGCACTTATGCCTTTCGTAAAGTCAGACTACATTATACGTGAGATAGCTAAGAGTATGGACTTAGACCCTGACAAGGTAACTAACTCTCTAAGTGATGCAGCTATACAAGCTGAGATACTCAAAAAGTTTACTACACCACCGCCAGCCCCAGAGGGCGCACCGCAAGAGGGCGCACCACCACCGCCTAATCCTAGTGAGGCTACACCCCCTGCTGGAACAGGCGTACAGGACACCACAGGAGCAGGAGGTGGCAACATAGGTACAGGCACAGTACCAACACCAGGTGAGCAAGGCTTTACAGGAACATGATAATAAAAAAACTAGTGAACGACAAACCTTTGTGGGATTCTTTTTTAGAAACACTTGACGCTAAGATAAGTACAGCCCAGCGCAAGCTAGAACAAGAAAGTACAATGGAAGGTATGTATCGGGCGCAAGGTGAGATAGCTGCACTACGTAGATTAACCTTTCTTAGGGATGAAGTGAATGGCCCAAGCTGAAGACAATACACAGATGGAAATGGAACTAATGCTAAAGGAGCAAGTTGACCCTGTAAGTGGTAACACTGCTCCGCTAGGTTCTACACCAGAAGAAGTACGTGATGATGTACCTATCAACGCCAGTGTAGGTGAGTTTATGATAAACGCACAAACTGTCAATTACTTTGGTGAGGAGTTCTTTAATAATTTACAAGAGACTGCTGCTGAAGGGTGGCAACGCATTAAAGAAGGTAAGGAGTCATTCTTCAGAGATGATGAGCTTGAGGTAGCTGAAGTTGATGACATGCCTACAGATGAAGTACAAAGCATGGCTTACGGTGGCACTGTGCGTGGCTACGCTGAAGGTGATGAAATAACAGATGAGATAGCTAACAAAGAAGTACCTAAACCTGTAGGTGGCGGCTATGGTGGCTACGGTGGTACAGGCTCTATCTTTACTGGTTTTGAGATGCGCTTAGTCAAAGACCCTGTAACAGGACGTACAAAGAAGGTAGCATTTTTTAATGGTAGACCTCTTACAGCACTAAAAAGTTATGTTGATGTAAGCACTGAAGGTGAGACTGAAGAGGCAGCACCAGCAGCGCAGACAAGGGAAGCTAAAGACCCCAGACCACAGTACAGAGATACTGATCCTACCTTTAGAAATAAAGAAGTTACTAATTGGACAAAACAAGACTTTAGTAGTTACAATGATAACATGGTTGAAGGTAAAGAGGGTCAGCTTAGTGGTATGGAGATGGGTGTACTACAAACTGTAGGTAATCTTATTATTCCTGGTGGTGGTTTTGCTTTAGCTAAGTTATCGCAGACAGAAAGTTTAAAGCAAGCAAAAAAAGTTTATGAACGTACTTCAGATTTAATAAAGGGCGGTGTTAGTACAGCAGAAATATTAGCAGCAAATAAAGCATCGTTTAATGCAGCTAAAAACTTAGAAGGTCAAACAGTGTTTGATAGTATTGGTTTAGGTTTCTTAGATGGTTCTACTAAAAATGTATTACCAGATACTTCTATGTTTGCAGGTGCTTATGCAGTACCAGAAGTAGGAACAGCAATAAGCGCATCAGCCCAAGCATATTTAAATGCAAAACAAAAAGATACGCGAGATGCGGCAACAAAATCAAAAGATGCCATAGATAAAGCAGTAAAACTAAGAGCTTACTCTGATAGTATACAAGGGCGTAATCAAGATGACCCCTTTGACGATTTAAAACTAGGGGAAAAGCACAGGGCTGCAATGGCTGCTAGTGAAGCAGGTAGGGAAGCTACTAGATTAAAACAAGAAGAAACAGGTGTTACTAGCTTCTTTGGTAATAGAAATTTTCCAGAGGGGCCGTTAGGTCGTAGCGCAGAAGAAATAAAAGAAGAAGAGGATAAGCCTACATTACCTAGTGCAACTGTTAATGCAGGAGCACAATAAATAAACTATAACGATAAGGCTACCCGGCAATAATGCTGGCCCCATATAAAAAAGGAACTAACTAATGCCAGAACTAACACAAGTGGAACCCACAAAGAATGCAGGATTTGTACAACCTAAAGGTGGACGTAGTGCCAACCAGAAACGTATAGAGCAAGATGAAGCCGAACTTAAAGCCCTTGTTGAAGGAAACCAACCACCCCAAGAAGAAGCTCCCAAAGAAGAAGAGGCCAATACAGAAGTTAAAGAAGAGGCGTTATCTGCTGAAGAAAGAACGTATAAAAAACGGTACAGTGATCTACGCAAGCATCTAAACAAACAGTCTGAAGAGATAAAAGAACTCAAGGCTCAGATGCAGAACACTAGTGAAGGTAAGATGCGTCCACCGTCTTCAGATGAAAGTATTGAAGCTTGGGCTAACAAGTACCCTGAGATTGCATCCATAGTTGAAACTATTGCTACTAAGAAAGCAGAAGAGAAGTTTAGCAAAGCAGATGAGCGTCTTAAAGAAATAGACAAGATTACAGCACAAGCTAATCGCACTAAGAGTGAGAATGAAATACGTGCAATGCACTCAGATTTTGATGAGCTACGCAAGAGTGATAGCTTTCATAATTGGGCAGAAGAACAACCTAAGTGGGTACAAGACGCTCTATATGAAAACCAAGATGACCCACGTTCAGTTATACGAGTTATTGATCTATACAAGATTGACAACGGTATGGACACCAAAGCTAAAAAACGTTCTACTAAAGAAGCAGCCTCTGAAGTAAAGAGTAGACGAACTACTAGACTTGACGCAGAAGACGCATCAGGTAAGATTAAAGAGTCAGACGTGCAACGCATGACAGCCCAACAATATGAGGCAAATGCAGACGCTATAATGGAATCAATACGCAGTGGTAAGTTTGTGTATGATATTTCTGGGGCAGCACGTTAAATAAGTATTGACATTACACAATTAATGTATATAACTGTGTATGTTACTAATGGATGTACAGCCCTATACGTAATAGCTACCTGTACATCCCTAAACTACTAAGCCAAGAACTACTAAGATAAGACCTACCTAGTCAATTATAGGCCCATCAGTTTACACAAGGCCAATGTGTAACCTGCTTGCACCCTAAAAAGATTAGCCTCTTACACAGTGTTTAAGCTTAATTCATATAAGCCGCAACATCTATGGAGGATATATTATGGCTTTTGCATCAGCATCAGGTTATGGGAATTTACCTAATGGTAATTTTAGTCCTGTAATCTACTCCAAACAGGTACAGCTTGCATTTCGCAAGTCTACCGTAGTAGGAGAAATTACTAACAGTGATTATTTCGGCGAGATTGCAGCACAAGGTGATACCGTCCAAATTATCAAGGAGCCTGAAATCAGCGTACAGGCATACACTCGTGGCACACAAGTCACAGCGCAAGACTTAGATGATGAGGACTTCCAATTAACTATTGACAAAGCGAATTACTTTGCTTTTAAGATGGATGATATTGAGGAAGCACACTCACATGTCAACTTCATGCAGCTTGCCACAGACCGTGCAGCGTATCGTTTGTCTGACCAGTATGACCAAGACGTTCTAGGTTATCTATCAGGCTTTAAACAGTCTGCACTACATGGCTCACCAGATACAGCTAACACCACAGTAAATGGTTCTAAG